AGTAATGGTAGAGCAGCCGTTAGCATCACTATCAACGGTTTAGACACTAATGAGCCAATAACGATTGGTAATACTCTCGATGGAGAAACAGACGATGACATTTAAGTATTTTACGTTAGAAGAGTTTGCTTGTAAGCACACTGGCGAGAATAAGATAAATGAAGCGTTTGTTCGTAGGCTTGATGAGCTAAGAGCTGCTTGTGGTTTCCCTTTTGTTATAACCAGTGGCTATCGTGACCCATCACACCCTGCAGAGGCTCGTAAGTCCAAAGGTGGTGTGCATACACAGGGCATGGCTGCTGATATTGCAGTCAGTAACGGCGTTGAAAGAGCGACGATTATACGTAACGCTATAGACTTAGGCTTTAACGGCATTGGTGTTGCTAAAGGCTTTATACACGTAGACACTAGAGACTTACCACAAGTTGTGTGGACATACTAAATGTCTGCAACGCAAGACCTACAGATAAACCTGCTTCCGTGGCAACAGACGGTGTGGACAGATAAGTCTCGCTTTAAGGTTGTGGCAGCAGGTAGACGAACTGGTAAGACCAGATTAGCTGCGTCATTACTGCTTGTTAGGGCTTTATCGTCTAAGAACGGTAAAGTCTTTTACGTTGCGCCTACGCAAGGACAAGCTAGAGACGTTATCTGGGATATGCTGTTAGAGTTGGGGCAGGGTGTTATAGCCCACAGCCACGTTAACAATCTAACGCTAAAACTCATTAACGGCGCTACTATCTCGTTAAAGGGTTCAGACAGACCAGAGACTATGCGTGGTGTTAGTCTGAGCTACGTTGTACTAGATGAGTTTGCTGACTTTAAACCAGAAGTGTGGGAGTTGATTCTACGTCCTGCATTGGCTGACTTAAAAGGTGAGGCGTTGTTTATTGGTACGCCAATGGGTCGTAACCACTTCTACGATCTGTATTCAGAAGCAGCAGCAGGTAAGCTAGAGGACTACAATGCGTGGCACTTTACAAGCTACGACAACCCTCTTATAGACCCTACAGAGATAGACAGTGCTAAACGTACACTATCTAGCTACGCCTTTAGGCAAGAGTTTATGGCGTCTTTTGAGGCGCGTGGCTCTGAGATGTTTAAAGAAGATTGGGTTAAGTTTGACGAAGACGAGCCTGACGTAGGCGACTACTACATAGCTTGTGACTTAGCAGGCTTTGAAGAGGTAGGCAAAAAGAGTAACAAGAGGCTAGACAACAGCTCTATAGCAGTAGTTAAAGTTAGTGAACACGGATGGTGGGTCAAAGAAATAATAATAGGTAGGTGGACTCTTGACGAGACTGCTGAACGCATCTTTGACGCTGTTAAAGAAAACTATCCTATAGCAGTTGGTATTGAGAAAGGCATTAGTAGGCAGGCTGTAATGTCGCCTATAACGGACTTAATGAGACGCTACAACAAATACTTTAGAGTTGAGGAGCTGAGTCACGGTAACAAGAAGAAGACTGACAGGATAATGTGGGCATTGCAGGGACGCTTTGAGAACGGTCACATTACGCTTAACAAAGGTGATTGGAATATACAATTCATGGACGAGTTGTTTCAGTTCCCTAATCACTTAGTACACGACGACACTATTGACTCACTTGCTTATATAGATCAACTGGCTAACGTAGCTTACGATTGGGGCTACCAAATAGAAGACTACGCAGAATCTCTAGACTCTTACACAGGATATTAATATGTACGACTATAACGAAGATACTGACAATCTGCTTGATGAGAGCCTAGAAGATTGGGTTATGTACAAGGTTAATGATTGGCGTGATTATTACGAAAGTAACTATGACGTTAAGTTTAACGAATACTATCGTCTGTGGCGTGGTATTTGGTCAGATGAAGACAAGACTCGTGAGAGCGAGCGTAGCAAGATTGTAGCTCCTGCTCTACTGCAAGCTGTTGAGAACAACGTCGCTGATATTGAAGAAGCTACGTTTGGTCGTGGTAAGTTCTTTGACATAGAAGATGACATGGGCGATACAGAGCGTGGTGACGTTCGTTTCCTGCGTGAAGCCTTATCAAAAGAGTTCTCTAAAAACAAGATTAGAAAAGCTGTAGGTGAGTGTCTAATTAACGCTGCTGTCTACGGAACAGGCATTGGCGAGATTGTACTAGAAAAGAAAAAAGAGATGGTTCCGGCAACAGAGCCAGTAATGGACGGCGCTATGACAGCTGTAGGCGTTAACGTCCGTGATCGCACTGTGGTTAAACTGCGTCCTGTACAGCCACAAAACTTCCTTATAGACCCTGTAGCAACAGACATTGAGTCTGCTGTAGGCGTGGCTATTGACGAGTTTGTCTCTACGCACATGGTAGAGCAGCTGCAAGAAGAAGGTGTATACAAGGAGTGTCACATTGGTCGTGCAGCGCCTGACCTTGATATAGAGCCTGACGAAGAGTTGTGGCAGCAACCAGAAGACAAAGTTAGGTTAACTAAGTACTACGGATTAGTACCACGTCAGTTGCTAGAGAATGCCTTTGATCCTGAAGATGAAATGGTTAACTTTGACAGTGACGAAGATGACGAAGGTCGTGACAGCTACTATGTAGAAGCTATTGTTGTTATTGCTAACGGCGGTAAGCTGCTAAAGGCAGAAGCGTCTCCGTACATGATGGAAGACCGTCCTGTTGTAGCATTCCCTTGGGACGTTGTACCTAATCGTTTCTGGGGCATGGGCGTGTGTGAGAAAGGCTTTAACAGCCAAAAGGCGTTAGATGCTGAGCTACGCGCTCGTATTGACGCTTTAGCCCTCACTGTACACCCTATGCTTGCTATGGACGCTACTAGAATGCCTCGTGGTACTAAACCAGAGGTTAAAGCAGGTAAACTGATACTAACAAACGGTAACCCTGCTGAAGTATTGCATCCGTTCAACTTCGGACAAGTTAGTCAGATTACGTTTGCACAGGCAGACTCGCTACAACGCATGGTGCAGGCTGCTACAGGCAGTGTAGACACAGCTCAACAAGCTATGAACGGTGGCGGTACAACGTCAGCAGGCAGCTCTATGAGTCTTGGAGGGGTAATTAAGCGTCAAAAGCGCACATTAGTTAACTTTCAAGAGTCATTCTTGATGCCTTTCGTTGAAAAAGCTGCTTGGCGTTATATGCAGTTCGAGCCTGAGCTGTTCCCTGTCAATGATTACAAGTTTATAGCCACCAGTACGCTAGGTATTGTTGCGCGTGAGTACGAAGTAGCTCAGTTAGTACAGTTGCTACAGACTATGCCGCAAGATAGCCCTGTGTATCCTGTTATTCTGCAATCTATTATTGATAACATGAACATAACTAACCGTGAAGACCTGATAGAGACTATGGTACAGGCTCAACAGCCTAATCCAGAGCAGCAGCAGATGCAACAGGCTATGGCAGAAGAAGATAGAGCCTTTAAGAACAGCCAGACAGCCGCTCTGTCAGCACAAGCTAACGAATCTAACGCTAGAGCGCAAAAGATAGCACTAGAAGCTCGTGGCATCCCTGTAGAGCTTGAGACAGACCGTATCAAAGCTGTAGCTTCTAGTGTGTCAGCAACTGAAGACGATAAAGACTTTGAAAAGCGTATGAAACTAGCAAGTTTGGCGCTTGATGAGAAGAAACTAGGGCTAGAGGTAGCCAAGGAGAACCAACGTGGTCAGCAATAAAGAGCTAGAGAGTGTGGTAGAGCAAGTAAATGCAGCCTATAGCCGTATGGAAAAGCGTATAGCAGCTCTTGAAGAGGCTCTGGCAGCGGCTAAACCTGCTAAGAAAGAAAGCTCAAAAAAGACTTGACATTTGACCTACTTTGTGGTATAGTCCGGCGCTATATCACATACGCCGTGTGAAGTCAAGCATTATTGTCCTAACGAGGAAAAACAATATGAATCAGGCAGATGTACTACATTACGAGCAGATACAAGATATGCTGCTTACAGACGGTTGGAAGAATGTACACAAAGAAATTAGCATTCTTACAGACGCAATAGAGGGCATAGATGCCGTTAGTAGCATTGAAGACCTTTATTATAAGAAGGGACAGCTGAACATAGCAAATCTAATACTGAACTTGCCACATACGGTAGATTCAACTTTAGATGTCCTTAAAGAGGAAGCGCAGGATGACTAGGCGTATCTATGAATTTCTCTGCCCAGACCAACACGTCACTGAGCGCTTTATTGACGAAGAGGTAAGGGAAACAGAGTGTTCTACCTGCGATCAAACAGCGACTAAGATGATTTCCGCTGTTCAATGCACACTAGACCCTATATCAGGACATTTTCCGGGGTCTACTATGAAGTGGGCAAAGAATAGAGAAGATCAGATTAGACGCGAAAAACGTGAGGACAACTCGTAAGAGCCTCACAAGTCCATCAATCTCCATAATGATTTAATCACGGAGTTTTAATAATGGCTACACTGATAGATGAAGAAACAGGACGACAAGAAGACGACAACGTAGAACAGTTAGACGCACTAGCCTCGGAAGAGCAACCTAGTGAAGAAGACAACGTACCGGACAAGTATCGCAACAAGAGTGCTGCTGAGCTTGTACAAATGCACCAAGAGGCTGAGCGTATGCTTGGTCGTCAGAGTGGTGAGGTAGGTGAGCTACGTAAGGTTGTTGATGAGTTTGTAATGTCACAATCCTCAAGTAAAGAAGAACCTGTAGACGAAGAGATTGATTACTTTTCTGATCCTGAAAAGGCAATACAGAAAGCAATAGATAACCACCCTGCTGTCCGAGAAGCTCAAAGAACTTCTACGGATATGAAGAAGTCAAGCGCACAAGCTATGTTAAAGGATAAACACCCTGATATGGCTGAAGTGTTGCAAGACTCTGCTTTTGTTAGTTGGGTTGGTGAGAGTTCGTTTAGGACTAAACTGTTGCAACAAGCTGATCGAAACTTTGATTATGAAGCAGCTGACGAGATATTCAGTCTGTGGAAAGATCGTAAAGCATTGATTGGTCAAACTGTAAATGCTGAGAAGTCTAGTAGAAATGCTACCGTTAAGAGTGCATCTACTGGCGGCGCTTCAGGAACGCAAACAAATAGTAAGAAAATCTTTAGGCGTCAAGACATTATTAAACTAATGAAAAACGACCCTGACAGATATTCAGCATTGTCTGATGAGATAATGGTAGCGTATCAAGAGGGGCGCGTCAAATGATTAAATAACTAAGGAAGAAATAAGATGACTAATTCAGTATATCCACTACAAGGCGGTGTTGTAAATAACACCAAAGCAGCAACATTTATTCCAGAGATTTGGAGTGATGAGGTACGTGCAGCGTATGAGAAGAGTCTCGTACTTGCTAACCTAGTTAAGAAGATGGGCATGACAGGCAAGAAAGGCGATACTATCAATATCCCTGCTCCTGTTCGTGGCGAAGCTGTAGCTAAGACTTCAGGCACTGCTGTTAGTATCCAAGGCAACACTGAAGGCAACGTACCTGTACTCATTGACAAGCACTTCGAGTATTCACGTCTCATTGAAGACATTACTGAAGTACAGGCTTTGTCTAGCTTACGTCAGTTCTACACTGGTGACGCAGGTTATGCACTTGCTCGTCAAGTAGACACTGATCTACACGCACTTGCAAAAGACTTAGGTAACGGCGCAGACTCTTACGTCAACACAGCTTCGTTCTATTGTGATGCGTCTACAGGTCTTACTGCTTATGCTACAGACACAGTTACAACAGCAGATGTCTTTACTGATGCGTGTTTCCGTGACTTGATTCAAAAGATGGACGATGCAGACGTTCCTTTTGATAATCGTTGCTTTGTAATACCTCCTTCATTGCGTAATGCAATTATGGGTGTTGAGCGCTATGTTTCTTCTGACTTTGTTAGCGGAAAGCCTGTAGAGAATGGCAAGATTGGTAACTTGTACGGCATTGACGTATTTGTATCTACCAACTGCGCTGTTTCAGAAACAGCTTCTGCTAACTCAGCGGGTGGCGAACTCAAAGCTGCATTGCTCCTTCACAAAGACACGTTCGTGTTAGCGGAGCAGATGGGTGTTCGTTCGCAGACGCAGTACAAGCAAGAGTGGCTTGCCAACTTGTATACTGCCGATCAGCTGTACGGTGTTAAAGCACTCCGTCCTGATTCTGCATTCATCATGAACGTAAATGCCTAGATAGGAGTTGGGGAGGCAGTTCTTCGGAGCTGTCTCTCCTTTTCTTTATGAGTAAAAAAGACCCCAGAATAACCAAGTTAGGCGTTAGTGGGTATAACAAGCCAAAACGTACTCCTAACCATCCTACAAAGAGTCATGTTGTTTTAGCAAAATGCGCAGACGACTCAGTAAAGACAATTAGATTTGGACAACAAGGTGTTAAAGGCGCAGGTAAAAATCCTGACACAGCATCCGAAAAAGCAAGACGCAAATCATTTAAAGCAAGACACGCTAAGAACATCGCTAAAGGCAAGTGTTCCGCAGCCTACTGGGCTGACAAAGTTAAATGGTAGGTGATAATTATATGGACTAAACCTTCTTATAAACAAATACGGCTAGCCTTTGAAATTACAATGTATTTCAAGACTCGATAGGACTAAATTATG